CCTGCACTGCGGAAGTACTCATCAACCTCTAACAATCCTTCTTTGATTCTGCCACTGTCCATACCTTTGCCGATAGACTTGGCGGACTTGTGATTCATACTCTCAACACCATAGAAGTGTGAGGTGATTCCCATCTTGATTAGATTGTCCCAATCCCGTTTTCTGGTAGTAATCAGGTCTGCACGAATGTACGCAGTCATCTTCGGCGTGAATGGTAGTTTCTCTATGACACTGGCAAACTTCTCAATCTTCTCACTAGAATCGTTGAAGGTTTCATCAAGTACAATGTAGTGTTCCGTACCCCACTTATCATAGTTCTCCAGCATCTCATCGTATACACTTTGAGCCGTGCGAGAGTAATCACCCTTTACACCCAGAACAGGGAAACTGCAAAACTTACATTTGAATTTGCAACCACGGGCAAACTCTAACAAAAGAATTTCTCTGGGAGTTATGTGGTCGGTATCCTTGTATGACACCGTGAGATCATCTAGGGGAAAAGACTTGTAATTGACGTAACAGTTTATCATCCTGTTTGCATGAATGGGTTCTGGTCCACCCTTGAAGTGGTCGATCAGTGCAAGGATGGCATTCTCGCCATACCCATACACATACCAATCCATCTCCAATTCTTTCATCGAATTGTTTTGACTGCCTGCAACAAGGGGTATGTGTGGATACCGTTCCTTCAACCATTTTACTAATTCAAGAACGGTGGGTGTATTGAGAAAAAACGTAGAACCAAATCCAAAAAACAAAAAGTCATCGGTGACTTTCGGTTCAATGTATTTTTTAAGCTGATCTAAACTCCATCTGTGAACATAGTCGAGGACTTCGACATCATATCCCTGTTGACGGAGAAATGTAGCAATCTTGTGGCCACCAGAAGACCGTCTGATACTAATCTTTGAGCTATCAAACTCCATGCCCAAGTCTTCAAGTTGCCCACCAAAAATAATACTGTGCATCGTTCACCAGATAAAAAAAGGGCGCCAGTATTTATGGCGCCCAAAGGAGACGAGACTATGTATCAGTCATCGTCTGCCAGTCGGGAGAAATACGACATGGCATCTTCATCATCAGATGATGAAACTGTAACTGTTTCTGTTGATGCGGTAGTTTCCGCAACAAAGATATCGTCTTCAATATCATCAGTTTGCGATGATACGGTAGGTGCGGGAGCGGCAGCACCACCCAAGACAGCAGTTAATTTTTGGGAGAGTTCATCGTAAGACTTGAATTGACTAGGATCAACGATCTCGTTAAGAGAATACTGTTGTGCCCAGATTGCATCAATGGCTTCGTCAGATTCGGCAACAGGACGAACCTTGGAACCAAACTTGGACTTATCGTAATTCCGATAACCAGCAACATTCCTTGCGAGAAGAGCAAAGTCCACACCTTCCCACGGATCAAAGGGATTGATTGGGTCTTCGGTGGGGAGTTCTGGTTTGATTACGTCTTGAATCATCTCAAAGATTTTCTGACCGTAACGATACAAGAAAACTTTACCTTCGTTTTCTGGGTTGGCAGGATCACTCACAACAAGAATGTTAGAGTAATAAGAAAGACGGCGCTTCTGTTTACGAGCAGTCTCCTTATCAGCATCCGCACCAGTGTTCCAGAGTTTTGTGTTGAGTTCTGAAACAGGATCGGGTTGGTTCAGAGTAGTAAGAGAGTTTTCGATATACCACTTACCCATAGGGCCTTGGAAACCGTGTGTCCAAAGACGTACCCAATAACTCTCCTCACCCTTGGAGGGGGGAAGGAAACGAATTACGGCAGAACCATTTCCAGCCTTATCAACAGAGAGTTTCCACTCTTTGCCGGTATCATTGGATTCTGTGGTAGTGGTTGACATTTTCTCAACTTGCTTAAGCAAAGTATCGAAACTGCCACGACTCTTACGGAGATCAGAAAGTGAATTTGCAGACATAGTTTTTTCCTTTTATGCGATTTATTTCGGTTCTTGTTTACTGTATATTTTGCTTTTTGCTGTTAGTGACTCGACAAACTCATCACTATCATATACATCTTCATCATACACTAGATGTTTGTATTTGTCAAGCCTAGTTTTAACTTCACTATTGACCCGATGAATACGTTGTTCCTTTCCTCTGGAACTTTTTGACTTACTCATTGATGTACTTCCTTATTTATAACATCTTTCAGAGGTTCGGCTGAGGACTTCAAGTTGTCCGACAACCTAACAAATGGTCTATACTTTGTAATGCACATCGATGCATCTTCAAGCAAGATATCATTTGCGTTCATATCGACAAAGTTGAAAATCTTATCTAAGATAGTCATTGTCTCTATACTAATTATATTACCAAAAAAGAGACGAAAAGTCAAGGGATGTTTACCATCTATAGAAACAAATGGGTCATCGATGTCTTGTTTCTCCATTTCCAATACAATTCTATCAACATCCTGTTTGAATTGATACTCTCGTTTGAGTTTTCTATTCTGCCACTCTTCATATCGTCTAGCGGCATCAACGTCAAACAATCCACCCCACTTCTCACCAGATACAAAGTTTGCAACAAGAAAATTTATAATCTCTTCCCTGCTATAATCGCGAGCAAGTTTCTTGATAGAGATCAAATCTTTTCTCTTGCGAAATGTTTCCTCTTTGACTCTTACCTTGCCCTTGTACTTTACAATATCATAATTCTTTGTAGTAAAGTGAAGTTTGATTGCTAAGTAAAGCCGATAGACTTCAAAGGGTTCTATCATATGGGAAGAGTACCAGACTTCTTCTGTTTGAGAAGATTTAGATTCTGAGCTTCTGCGGTGATCTTTTCTTTCAACGAGGGGGTTAGAAGTTTTTTGACGCTCTCAATCTCAACCTCGTTGCGAACACAAAAATCAGTAAGAACATCAATATAATTTTGTCTGATACTAGCCTTACGTTCGATGTGTTGAGAAAATTCAACAGCACTAGAAAATTGTTGATTAGTTATCATATACTCGTCCGTCTGGGTCGGGTCTAACTTGGGTGTTTTCACTGGCATTTTGAACTACCTCTTCCTTTGATTTAGTTTCTAGATAATCTGATTTCCAATCTTTGATATATCGAATTACATCATATTCACATTCAAAGTATGGCGACTCACATAATGTCTTTTCACTTTCTCCAGGCTTGTCAAATTCGTGAACTATGGGATGATTGAAAGCTTGAGCAACACTAAGAATACTAACCGGAGCACCTTTACCTAGATGCACATCCTGTGGTTTTCTTTTGGTTTGTAGTAACTGAAAAATACCATCTATAACATCATATATGTGAGTGAAGTCTCTCTCCTTCTTACCACTTCCATATATTCGCAGTGGTTTGTTTTCTTCAACGCATTTTTTGAATGCCCTGACAGCTGTACTATATTCACCATAGTCCGCTTCTCTGGGTCCGTATACATTATAGAAGTATAACATATGATACTTGATGTTGTAAAGGGACCGATACAATTCTAGTATCTCTTCGCAAGTAGCCTTACTAAAAGTGTATGGGTTGGCATCTTTCTGACTGAACTTTGTACTAGAAGATGCGGCAAAGAATATAGGGACTCTCAGTTTTCTAGCCCACTCGCAAACAGTCAGTGTACTATCAACATTGTTTCTGATTGTATGGTAAGGATTCTTCTGAGACATCCTTACTCTGGGTGTCGCAGCCAAATGAAATATGGCATCATACCTACCAGCAGGAAAAACATCTGATACGTTTTGGGTGAGATACTGAACATTCTTATGAGGAACCTTATAATGACCCTTACTGAGATCATCTATCACCAAAACGTTTTGTCCATGCAAAAGGAGGGCCTCAACCAAATGAGACCCAATAAAACCACATCCACCAGTTACAATAAAATTGTGTGTTGACATTTAATCACTATAAAAAATATGGTTATCATATACAGCACTAACCGTCATGGCGTTAGACCAATTCGGTTTGACATAATCTGCATGATAATATACTGCGCCATTTGTATTGTCTTCATGTATACCCAGAATGATTTCTCTGGATACAATAGCTATGTTGTCAAAAGAATCCCAATCACCAATGCCGTCAGACTTACCATCACAATACCAAGAGAACTGACACTTGTGACGAATTGGGACTTTCTTTCCCCTTTCCATCCACCACTTTGAATATCTTGCCTGATAGACAACTTCGCAGACTGTGTTCGGAAACTTTCTACTGCTTACTCTGTTCATTGTAACATGAGCAACAGCCACTTGTCCAGATAAATCTTCACCTCTTGCTTCATGATATATGTTTTGAGCGAGACAAAAAACTTCTTCGGGGTCTGGTAGTTTTTGTTTAATTATGATCTTAGAAACAGTAGTCTCAATTGGCTGCAGTTTCTGTTGCAATTCTTTTGGTTGGTTTGGGAATACTGCAAAAGTCGCAGTAACAATTAGAAAAAATAAAACTGTACAAGTTAAAATCTTTGGCGATACCATTGATTTCTCCTTTCTTTTATTGGTGGGTCCGTTGGATTATAAGGTGGAACCCATACCCCACTAGCCTTAGGCGGCTAGAGCATAAACGTCATCGTTTGCGTTTACTTTAGGTGGCGCTTTGCCAGTCAATCAGTCTCGGTTTATCCTATACAATAGCAGTCGAACCTATTCACCCCCATCAGAAGTAGTCTCAGCGCAGTGATGCCCTCTCATCCGTCGATGGACAGGTCAACAGTGATAACACTACTTTTGGTGGAGGTGGCGGGAATCGCACCCGCGTCCTACAATCTTTCAGTCCACTTCAACGACCGATCAAGTATTTATAATACCATACTTAGGCAGCAGATGTCAAGACCTCATTTTCGTATAAGTCCCTACATTCTAGTAAATAGTCCACATGATCGTCCCGTTTTTGTACAAATAACTGGGGCTCATCGTCTTGAACACCGATAATTATGACACTTGTATCGATAGGAATTCCGGTTCTCTCCTCAAACATAATTGCATAAGCAGCACACTGTGCAAAGTAGTTTTGGATATACTGTTCTTTCTTTGGTCTGCCGGAGGTTTTAAAGTCTATAATAGAGAGTCTGCCGTCAAACTCAGCAATGCAGTCGCACTGGCCGGCGAGGCGGAGATGTTCACTGTATAGAAACTCTTCAACACAATGGATGTTGTCGATTCTATCAATGAGAGGTTTCATTTTATTGAACATGTCAACTTCAACAAAGGATAGTTTGTCGAAAGTCAATTCTTCGTTGTTTACATAATCTTCGCAAACGGAGTGGATTTTTGTACCACGAACAGAAGCCTGATTGCTGATTCTGTTTGCTTTTTCTGCACCGACACGTTTACGCCAAGCAACGATGCCTGGTTTACTCTTGTGTCCAAGAACGGTGGTGACAGAGGGAAATCTGACACCACCATCCGTCTTGTACATTCTCTTGCCTTCGTAGTTTTCCCTAATGAGTTTGGGGAGACTGTAAGACCTTTCTACATGATGAAACATAAAACAATACCGTATAACTTTCAACTATCATACTATACTTATAACCAAATGTCAAGACATATCGTCTTCATATTTCATCCTCGCAAGCAAGTATTCTCGTACAAGATCACTTCTAACAATGTCGTCGGTATCAAATTCAAATGTATGGAATGATGGCATATTTTCAGCAATCACCATAAATTTCTGCAAACCAGACATGTCTCCTCTCTTGTATAAGTCTGTTTGGCGGAAGTCGCCGCAGAAAACGATTTTGCTACCCACTCCGATTCTGGTCATGATAGAATTGAGTTCCATGTCGTTCATGTTCTGACACTCATCCACAATGACAATCGCGTTATCCAATGTAAGTCCACGGACAAACGAGGTAATCATAAAGTCTAGATGTTTTTGTTCAACGAGGCGTTGAAATGCTTGTTGTTTGGTGGGGAATAGTTCTTCGCACATGGTCACATATGGAGCCATGTAAACTTCTGATTTGTCATTGGCGTCACCAGGCAAGTGACCAATTTCTCTAGAGGGTACGGCAGACCGCACAATGATAACTTTTTTGTAGAAACCTCCTTTGTTTAATACTTCCTCTAGGGCCTTGTATAGTGCAATAAAAGTTTTTCCTGTACCAGCACATCCGTGTAGAACCATTGCAGTTGAACCAGATTGATACTGTGAGAAAAACTGACCTTGGGTTTCGGTCATTGCATCGACTGTAATTAGATCGTCGATTCGCATCTTCAAACTAGTATTAGGATTTCTCTGAGTTTCAGAATCTTGAATTAGTTGAAGATTTGATTTTCTTTTTGGCATAGTTGTTTTCCCGACTCTTAGGTTAATTTAGGTTGCAAACAATACTATGTAATTTTCCTCCTATTGGTTTTCCCATTTATGTTCTTATGTTAAAATTCTGCGTACAAAGTGGATAGTGGCAATACCTCCACGGAATTAATAATTCTGAATATAGTCTTCTTACAGATTTCTGATAAAATGGGGCTGTCCAAACACATTTTCATTTTGGTTATGACAAACTCCGGTTCCAGCGTTCTCAGGTCTCTGCGTATCCATTTCTTATCATCATCCATATCATCAGACAGATTTAAACAGGTCAAAACGATTGTTATATCGTCTTCTGTATAGAGATTAATTCTATATCCAGATGGTTCTGAGATTCGCTTTTTTGGAAACTTTACTACATTATCCATTTCTTACTACTTAGTTCTTGGTCACTATATACTTATTTATCTGCATACTTTGACATTATACTTTTTTTCAAATCTTTTTGCATCATTTATATCATTTACAATAGGATCACCCTTAATATTGAGACTTGTGTTCAATAACATGGGGCAACCCGTTTCTTGATACCACAGTGTAAGTAGTCTATAAAGTCCACTGTGTTGTCTCTCATTGACCGTCTGGACTCTACTAGTGCCGTCCTTATGTACAATAGCGGGATATTTTTCTGGGTCTCTACATCTGACAATTTCTTGCATATATGGAGAAGTAAACCCCGATTTTACATGAAAACACTTTGCTGCGTCACGTTCCCTGATTATGGGGGCAAAGGGTCGAAACTCCTGTCTCTTTTTGATCGCGTTGACCTTTGACTTCATGAATTCGCCGCGAGGATCAGCAAGAAGACTCCGATTCCCCAAAGCGCGAGGACCAAACTCAGCGCGGCCGTTTGCAACTCCGACAATTCCATATCTATTAAGTTCTTCCAAAATCTCTTCACTTGGATATTCTCCTTGTATATTGTGTCCAAGATATGGCGTATCAAAATTGACCCGTTGTTTTGTTCCTGCAAGAACAGCCCCCAATGAAGACCCCGCATCGCCGGGGTTTGGCATGATCCAATACTCATCAAAGAAAACTGATATCAATCTGTTTGCAAGACAGTTTAAAGCACATCCACCCATGAAAACCAAGTTTTTCTTTCCAGTGGTTTGTCGAGTGACTTGTAACAGAGTTGCTAATTCGCCTTCATAGACCCATTGTACTGCTGCGGCTACATCAAAGTAATCTTTCTCCGTGAGTTCCGGTCTCCACCACGATATCCCTCTGTGAAACTTTGTTTGATTGGTGACAAGTTCTAATATTTCGTCTTTGAAACGATCCTTATCTCCATAAGCAGCCATACCCATGAGTATGTATTCATCCTCGTTTGCCTTGAGACCAATTCTGTCAGTAAACGCAGAGTAAAACAACCCCAACGAATTGGGATATGTATTTTTCCAAACGAGTTTGTTGTTATTCCAGATAGAGGTTGTTGTCCACTCTCCTATTGCATCAATAACAAGAGTGGCGCAATCCTCGAAAGGTCTGGTGTAGTATCCTGCAGCCATATGACTGCGGTGATGATTTCCCCACTTCATTTTTCTAGGGTTATATCCGTGTTCGGACAGATACTTTTTCGGATTGGTCCAAATGTTTTTTTGGCCGGAATAGATTCTTCTGGTTGCTTTTAGGAGTGGGTTCTCATACCAATGAACCACATCCGGTTCACCGTAACCAAGAGCCTCATCAATCAAAAATGCATTGAGGTGTTTATCATTCTTATGTCTTGAATATCTTTCTGCATGGCTAGCAAAAACAATCTCCCCGTCTTTTACAACAGATAGAGATGCATCATGATACCCCGCACTGACACCCCAATTAATCATAGATGAACGGATCGCGATCCCTAATTTCTTTCAATCGTTTTTTAATTTTTCTTCGCATCTTCCAATCATCAAACTTTTGTTTCATTCTGCGATAGAATTTTCGTATGCTTTTCATCGGGTGTCTCCGTAATGAATGACTTCGTAAGTATCACTATTATAACTTCTCCAAGGGTCAAATACAATAGCACCCTCTTTTAATTCTTCTTCAAAAATTGAATCACTTTCGTGTACAAGAACAATTACATCAGCATCACTTGCATTTGTAATTTTTGCACCATGAGACTTGACATAGTGTTGCACCAACAAACTGTAACTACCATTGGTATACTCTACATGCGGTTTATAAGAATCGGAAGTGAAGAAAATATTACTTCCGAGTTTGAGAATACTAAAAGCCATATTCTCTGCCTGTTTGTCTCTTGCCTGCATGATACTTGCAAATAGGTCATATCCAAGGTGCAGTTTCTCTGCCATGAATCTGAGGGCAATATTATCTCTGGGGTGACAAGCACCACCATCACCCATCCCTGGCTTCATATAGCCTGGGCCCATAATTCTCTGAGTACTGTCACGCAATGCACCCGCAACAACATCAACATTAATGTTGCCCTGTTTCTCTGCAACGTCTTGTATCATATTTACAAGACCGATCTTGGCACTGATAAAGGTGTTGTAAAATACTTTAATACATTCACACTCATCCCAAGTACCTATCACATATCTAGGATCATTTTCCATAATAGATTGATAAAATTCTTTGAGTTCTTTTGCATCACCAGTTTCAGTTCCGTCTTCCGTGCCGATCATAACCATCTCTGGGTTTATCATATCCCAATCAACAGTACCCATCGCAATCAAATACGGGTTGTAAACAAAACGAGTATTCGGCACCAAGTGAATAAACTCTCTTCGGACAGTGCCTGGCAATACAGTACTAATCAACACAAGCAGTTGATCTTTAGTCATATGTTTATTTGCTTCCCACAAAACATCCCTGACAATATCATAACTAAAATCTTTTGGGGGCATAAAGTGCGTGGGAGCAGACCCTTCATAGTTTGGGTCGTGGGGAGTTGGCACTGCAACAAAGACAACATCCCTGTCGGTGACCGCATCTTGAATAGTCTCTTTCATCTCAACAAAAGTATCTATCAAAAGATGATTCACATCATATGCAACGACATCATGTCCTTTCTTGGAGATTACTTCGCCGCATGGTTGGCCTAACTTCCCAAATCCAATAAAACCAATCTTCATAATTTACCCAAATCCCGTATCCATCTTTTGTTCTTTTCAATCAGTAAAATCATATTTTCACGATTGCGCTCTAGTCTAGTATATATGGAATTATATACATCGTCAAGGTCTTTTAGAGGGGTGAGACAAATTTTTCTCAAGTCCTTTAATAAATTTTCTGCTCGACGTTCATAATTTTCATTATCTAATCCCACGTTCGGAAACAAATCTTCAAAGGTGTCGAACCCAAGTTCTTTCAGTTTTACATAGATATTTCTGTCACCCAAAACCAAGAAGGGTCTCATACCGATTATCGGTTTGAATATCTTTTCACTCAAAAAAACATCCGTATGGTGACAACTTTCTGTCACCACGGTGGCAAAGTGTGATCGCCAATGTCTGGGGTCTCCCAGAGATACAATATCATTTACGATATGTTTATCTGAAAGAGTTTCATGCTCAAGAAATTTTTCAACCAGTTCCGGCGGTCTGTCTTCTTCAAGGATTATTGGATGTGGGAAATTATATCTATTATCTTGTTGTATAACAGAAATATTCCCACGTTTCCACACCGACTCGTCTTGAAACATTTTATTCAACAAATATGATCTGTGGTCATTGCACTTATTATTGAGACACATAAAGTGATGTTCAAAATGATGATCTCTTATATACCTATCATCAAAAAAATATTGTCTGTGTGCGTCGATAAACTCTACCCAAAAACTAAAGTAGTGGCCCTTATTTGTATTACCAACATATTTGCAGTTGAACCTATGTTGAAAAAATGTGTGGGCCGATCTTGTCAGTGATTCGCAATTCTCATTGGACCAATCCATACCAGAATATAGAAAAGCTCTGGGTTTGTCAATGGTAAGTTGCCAGTCAACAAAGTTTTTGAAAACTTTGGGATTACTGAACCAAGTAGTATCAATAAAACAAACGTCATCGGGAATAGAAGACGTTAATGTCTTAAAAAATTTTCTGTCAAATTCTGTTATAAGAATACTACCAGAAGCAATAGAAGGTCCATTTGTAAAATAGTTAGTCATGCAATTTTAATCGATCTAAATGTCTTCTTATTTCTTGGGTTGAACGAATACAAGAGTTTTTCCAGTGATAATAGTTGTGAGTTAAATCTGGAATAGTTAAAAAATACTTCTCTTGTTTTTCTTCTAGGGACAAATTCTTCCACTTTGATAATTCGTTGCAGATTGCAGACATTCTTTGATCTGGGTCTAAAATTTCATCGTATGCCTCATCAAACATGTGAGAAAATGTTTTATATCCAAGAGTTCTTAAATGTGCAAGTGTGCCATAGGAACCAACTATGATGAAGGGTATTCTGTAAGCAAGTGCCTTATATGTTTTTTCTGTTATCTGTAAACAATCCTTATCGGCATTGCCAAAGAGAGTTTCGGTAATCAGAAAGAAAAAAGATTCTTTAAACATTTCTACTGGAATTATTCTATCGTCCATATCTATTTGTGCTGTGGTGGTATCACAAATAATTGGGTCCGTAGTTTTTTCCCAAAAATCATAGAAATATTCTTTAGATTCTTGAGTAGACATAAGGTTTCCCCAAGCATTATTTGACTTTACCCACTGATCTTTTCCATCCACACCCACCAAAGATCGAAAACACTTATCCCTCCAGCTGGTTCTCACATCTTCATCCCGTTCCAACCAACTAATGTGTGAGTTATCATTGTTGTATCCCATCCTAAAGAGTTCTGATACCATAACCGACCTAGATGGTCTCGTTCTGGCGTTGAAACAAACCAAATCTTTTGTTTTATCTAATACGGTTGGTGCGACCCTCATAACCTCCTGTGAATTTATATAATGTTCTTCATGATCTTCTTCACTTTCAGTAACAATCTTGTCTCCAAACTTATTAAATAAAATATGAGGTTCTATATAAACACTTTTAATTTTAGCCTCAGGCACATATCCATATGTTTCATAATTTTCAACAGGAAATAGAGTTGTATCGGGATCGAATCTCAGTTGTGTTCTTTGAAAGTATTGTTCATAATAGTGATAATTAAAATGGTCCATACCAATCACAGATTTAAACAAATTTTCCTTTTCCGGCCGAGTGCTTGACCACTCAATCCAAGAATCTTCAACTCTGAGATCGCCAGAAATAAAATAGTGTTTACCATAGTCTATATCAACCTCAAAAAATTTATCAGTAAATCTTTCAAACCAACCAGCGTCACCGTGTTCACCCGTTCGACCTGTGCTGGGTTTTCTCAACCCCTCAAAATGAAATGCCTCGTGAGGAAAGTACCAGACAAAGGCTAGTTTGTGTTCCCGACAAAGTTGAAGAGCCTCTTCTGGAATAAATTCAAAAAATCTATCTAGACCCAAATGGACTTGAGTAATTTCTACAAAATATAAGTTATTTCTATTGGAATGTTTGTCATGCCAGTTATCAAGTGCTTTAACCTCATAGTCAAACCCACACCCATCTAGCAAATGCATGACTCCGGTCTCAGCATCAAGAACGGAAATATTGCGTCTGTTTGAGGAATTCTTTTGTGGAAATCTTCTACCTTTCTGCATATCTGTATAAGAGGGTAGATTGTCGTACCAAAGTAGGGTGGGCAGTGGACAGTCGAGTCTGTTCTTTATATCCTCTAATTCACTAAGAATTTTCTGTTGTAATGAGAAAATTGTGCCAAGGTCTATTTCGTAATCCGCCATCAATCAAAATCTCATAAAATTCTGGAAAAATGTCTTGAAACTTTTCATTTCTAATATCATCAAGTTTTTCTGTTACTGAAAAAAATCCAGTATCAAGTCGATCATGTTCTGCATCTTGCATCATAAAATTTATGATAGAATCAGCACCCGCAATATTTATAATCTTATCTTTGGCCTTATCTTTACAAACGTCCGGCATATTCCTGATGCAATACTGTCTTGGATAGTGCAACAAGTTAAAATAGATATCGGTGTCAGAAAAGGCGGTGACGAAATCTTTTAGATAATATACATTAAAAATGCTGACGGTATGACAAATTTGAATTCTCAAAAACTTCTGTGACTTGAAGTAGTTAAAGTTTTCCCAGACCTCTTCCCACGCAGCACCACTTCTAATGTATTCAAACTGTTCACCAACACCGTCCAAACTGAACATGATCTCCACATCTTTGAATTCTTTCCACAGTTCAAAAACCTCTTTCGGTGGTCTGATTGTTCCGTTAGTGTTGTAGTGAATGGAGATGTTCTTTGCATATCCAAATTCTACCGCTGACCGCAAAAGGTTGTAGTGTTGATCTATCATGAATGGTTCACCGCCAGTGAAATCCATGTGCTCAACAGTGCTCATTATTTTTTCTAATTCATCCCACACGCCAGGATTCTTTTTTATCCAAAGTGCGTCCTTATTGTCAAGGATTCTGTCATATAATTTTAACTCATCCGATTTCCAGCTAGAAGAGTTCACACTGCCACATGACCGACACTTGAGATTGCATAAAGTCCCAAACTTTAAGTCTAGATAAACTGGGTCTTCAACACAATCACCAACTTTGTCTATGTGGGAAGAAAACCTCTCCAAGTCCTGCAATCTTTTTGACTTGTATCCCGCGTCCTCATTGTCCCAACACATAGAACACCCCGCTGGCATTTTACCATCTAAGAATTCCTGTCTCAGATTGTTATACTTGTCTCCTCGCCAAATATCCAGAAGGCCCTCTTCTTTAAGGTCTCCCATAGGTTCACCACGATAAAGACAACATGGGTTTGCAGTGCCTTCAGTTGTAAACTCCGTGTGAATCCACGGCAACAGACAAATCTTATCCACTAACCAAATCCTTCATCTCAGGAAATGTCTCCGCAAAGTTCTCTCCGCGAATTTGGTCGTATTGGTCCATCTTGTATTTGAATATTTCTAGAAGACTGTCCCCGCGAGGATAGGGGTCAGGGTGATCTTGCAACAGATGGTGTTTCAGACTAACAAACCCTCTTCTCGCATTGACAGCAGGCATTTCATGGAACCCCTCGGCCATGGTTAAAAAGTTAGCGTGCCTAGTGTAAGCTTCTGATAGAATTTCTTTATGATGTTTTGGAAGTATACGCATGTCTAACATGGAGGGTTCAGTAACTATGTTGATAAAAAACCTATCGTAATTATCAATAAACTTTTCCTCAACGAGACGGTGATGAAAAGGAATTATATGGTAAGCATTCTGGATACTAGTAGTGCATGTGACATAAAAATGAACATGTGGGCATTTCTCTTTCATTTCGTTTCTGTTGCTAACAAACTGTTCCCACTTAAATCCACTACGAATATACTCTCCCTCCTTTTCCATACCATCAATACTAGCACCCACTTCAACACTTTTGAACTTTTTCCAAAAATCCAAAACATGCATGTCTTTATATCGCATCTCACTGAAATTGGTGTTGTATCGTAAATGTACGCCATGTTTTCCCATCTTATCTAATTTTTTCAAGATGCGATAGTGTTCCTCCATGATGAGGGGTTCTCCACCAGCAAAATATATTTCTTCAACAGTTTCAAAATGTGGTTCAATCTGTTCCCACAACTCAAGGTTTCTGTCTGTTGGAACATCGTCTGGCAAAAAGGCTTTTCCAGTTTCTAGGACTGCAATTTTCTTGGTGTCACTATACCAACCACTACTTAATTGCGGTCCACAGCTTCGACACTTGAAATTGCAGATATTGGAAAAACGAAAATCCCAATAAGGCAGTTTCATGTTTTCAACAGAACCGTCTGGTCTTGTTCTAGCAATAATGTCCTGTTCGTGGTGTTTCCAACTTTCATTGGCTCTCATTCGCATAGAGTGGCCACCACGTTCCTCTTGAGCCCAGCATCGTTGACAAGATTCGGTCTTAACTCCACTAGACAAATCCTTGCGAATGTTTTTCATCAGATCGCTATTGAATATTTCCTCTAGAGTATTTTCTTTTAGATTCCCGGCAATATATTCCATAGGAGTAACACAACATGGATACACATTTCCATTAGGCCATGTATGCAAGTGTAGCCAAGGGAGGAGACACAGTGGTTTTTGGTCACTCATAGTTTTTTATTACCTCATAAAATTCTGGAAAAGTCTTTTCAAAAGACTGTTTTCTTAGTTCGTCTATCGATCTAGTTTTTTCAAAAAACGTTTTCATGTTCCCGTGTACCGCGCCTCCCCATCGACTGTCGCCATCTACACTGAAGTAATTCTTGATGTCATTGTACCCCTGATACCCCTCTAGGCGGTCCACAATCGTCGCCTGTACCTCTCTGGGGAGTATTCTACAGTCAAAGTGTTCTGGGTCGTTTACAAAGTTATGTCCTATGTGCAACGAGTCATCTTCCAGTGGATGACCTATCAGTGGCACCTTATCCTTGAAGAAATCATAAAACTCTGGAATATAATAAACGTTATATGTTGATACGGTCTGCAATATGTTATAGTTAATATTTTTATATCTGGCAGACATACTCATCATCCAATCAAGAAACTCTAATACCTTTTCCCATTTGGTATACGTTCTAATATATTCGTTTCTATCTCCAACATCATCAATAGACAACATAAACTGAATATGTTTAAAGTTTTTCCAAACATCCTCGTAGTTTTTGTTTATAACAGTGCAGTTTGTCGAATAAACTATTTCTACATTTTTCGACAGACCCCGTTCAACCAGAGTCGATAAGAAGTCCATGTGTTTATCAACGATGAAAGGTTCTCCTCCGTTAATATACAACACCTTGAGTTTATCGCATCTTTGAATAAGTTTGTCCCAGAATCCCTGATCCAGCGGCCAGTTAAAATTTTGTTGGGACATCAACTCAGGCAAAGCTGGTCTCTCTGGGTAGATGACATCCCAATCTTTACTCCACCGAGAACTTGAATATGGGTTGCATGTACGACACTGCACATTGCAATGATTGCCCAAACGCAACTCTACAAACTCATACTCCACCTCATTGAGTGTACCATCTTCATTTGTAATCTTCTTTGCATGTTCGATGTCCATCGGGACTCGGCGACTTTCGTAGTATCGTTTACTCTTGACACCAACGCTTTCCAAGTCCCAACATTTACGACACTCTTCTGGTTGTTCTCCATTGAGCATTTGTTTTCTAACTCTACTGAAACTATCGGAGTTAGTAATTTGCTCAAAGTCATCTACATTCTGCAAGGTTATCATCTTTCTGGGATTACCATTATTGAATGCTTGAGAAATCCCCTCGGCCTGTTCAGACTCACAACAAAGGGTGCAAACACCATGCGGGTGTGTTGCTAGATGATTCCAAGGAAGAGGACAAAAAGTATTACTCATATATTGTCCCACCACTCAAGTGCATTACCATATAAAGTATCTCTAAACATAATTTTACTATTTCGTTTTTCATCTAAAAATTCTTGAAATTCTTTTCCGCGTTTCAACCCAGATCGATATGTATCTGGCCATTGTATATCAAAGGACTCCCTATTTATCATGTTGTTTAAAGAGTCGGTATACACACGATTCTTCCAAGTGGTATACGGTGCAAAGTCCGAAATAAGACTTTCGCAAAGTGGTTTTGAAATATGTTTTGGCAAACACATCGGACTCATTACAACAGACGGGTCAAATGCAAAAGTAAACTTGAAGTATGACTTTACATTCAGTCTAAATGCCTCATGAAACAAATCCTTCAGATAGAATAGGCCGGGAGTTGTCAATGTTACATCAAACACCATTGCGTCATCACCAAACTGGTCAATCAAAAATAATCCCTCTTGAAAGTTTTCAATCCACTCACTCCAATTCAATCCGTCTCTGATATACTCACCAACAGTGTATGCACCGTCAATACTTGCACAAATGTTCACTTTCTTAAAGTGTGGCAACAAGTCATATAAGTGAGTTCCACCGAAAGACACTCTGCTCAGATTTGTGTTGTATCGCACCGTGACATTCTTTGCATGGCCACTATCGACAAGTTGTTGCATTACAGTCCAATGACGTTCCCACATCAGAGGTTCACCGCCAACCCAATAAATCTCTTCTATAGTTTCGTTGTCAACCGCACGCTGCAATTCCTCTTCCAAAACTTCTTTTTGGAAATTGCCAATCTGTTTCCTTGTATCGGGTTCCAACCAAGGTTCTTGTGTTACATCAATGAGATTGAGTTTCTTTTTCTCTGCTTCCCAACTGCTGGACAATTGTTCGCCACACATCCTACACTTAAAGTTGCATAGGTTTGATATACGATAATCATATGAAACGGGCATCTCATCATAGTGGCCGTCTTCCCGCGTGTTCGCAATTATATCATCTACTTTGTGGGGAAACAAAGTCTCTGTAAAATATTTTTTGTAAGTGTGTAGATTTAGAATCTGGTCATTACAAACTTCGCATTGGGGCAGTCGTTCTCCGTTCAACATTCTTTTACGAATGTCTTTCATGTAATCACTGTTCCAATGTTCTTCTAAACTCTTGGGGGCAAACTTACCCCCGGCAGTACTACTATCAATGTATTGTTTTTGAAAAGATGCCTCTTCTCTGCTAGCACAACAAAGTCTACGTTCTCCTTGTGGAGATGCATATGTATGGGTCCAAGGTGCGGTGCAAAAGTAAGGTCTACTTGTCATAGTCGCCAAGTGGTTCGTCAATATTTTTATTATCTGGTTTTAACACCCACCCCTCTTCGTCTGCAACCTTTTTTAAATCGGGATCGTTGTCATATTGTCGAGTGCTGTCACCATCAACCAGTTGCACTGCAATCGTCTCGGTATCTGGAATAGTATCGACCCAATCCGTTAGAATCTTTGGAAACACCGACAATGACAGTTCTCTTCTTTCATCATATTGTTTGAAGAAAGTTTTGAAGTCTCTCCACAGTGTCATCTTGTCGCTGGTGCGTCTGTGTGGTGCATCAACGGTAACAAGATAGTCAATCAGTCTTTCGATACTGGCCTTTTCAAAATCGTGCCACAGTGGTTGTTCTTTGACCTCGTTGTACCAATCTTGCAATTGTTCTCGCAAGTAATCTTTGATATGATCGGGAAGCGCAAGCGGAGATTGGAAACTTGGGAAACGCAAAAGATTTACACTTACAACGGGTGCCTTTGTTCCGGTGTGTTGTTTCATCTTATAAACGTCATCAAGGAAATCTGTTATACTAAACAAACACAAACTGTTAATGGTCATCATAATATTCAGACCTTTGAGATTGCAGTTACCCATAAGTCTGTACATGTTTTTCTTCCATGTATCATAGTGTAGTCCGTCACGAATGTAATCAGCCTGTAGTCCAGTAGCCTCACAACTTGTGTAAAGGTGGAAGTCATCGACACCCTGACTTCTTTCAATAAGTCTTTCGATCAAACTGTCTTTTGCCATAAGATTTGAGTTAATTGCAAATCTCATCTTACTGTTATTTTCGTTGAACCAATCAAACAGTTTCCATACCTGATCTGACATCAGTGGTTCACCGCCAGTAATACGCAACTCTTCTAGACTGTCAGAGAGACCGTCTTCCCACCAATCCCAAAATGCTTGGATGTAAGGATTGTCTTCATCCTTTGCATAGGGTTCTGCCCAAGCACCATCTTGTTGAAAAGCGGCCGCACCATCTGACACCATGTTCTGATACGCACCCTTCTTGGTGATATCTTTTGCCCATGTTGTAGAGAAAGATGCATTACAATAGGAACATGCCAACTGACAGGTACGATCAAATGCAATCTCAAATGTTTTCAGATCGACACTTTCATTGTGGTCCGTAGTATATGCTTTCTGTAAGTCTTGTTCGGAATAGATGATAGACTTGAATACTCTATCAGAGATCGCATCGGTCTCCATGTCTTCAACCTTCCAACAATACTCACACTCCCGTGGACGTTCGCCACGTTGCATCATTTTTCGCATCGCCTTCTTGTGTCGAGTGTTGTGAATGGCAGAAGGGTCTACTTTAACCTCATCAAGAGGAATTTTGTGAGCGGGTGGATGGTGGCAAGATGCAGTAGTGCCACTTCCCAGCCATGTGGTTGCATTGTACCATTTCGCACCACAAAAACTAGTAGACTTTGTATCAAGAATATCTTCGCGATACTTAATCAAGTCAAATTCTTTACTCATTCCAATCCTCTAACAAATGTGCATACTGTGGGAACGTATTTCTAAAATCTTTTTGTCTTCTTCTGTCGTACTCATTTATGTACTTGACAAAATCGCCTCTATACTTATCTGCGGTTTTGGTCATTCTAAGATACTCGCAGAACCTCTGTATCTGGTCAAACTCTTCCAAATAAATTCTGGCAAACTTGTCCGGTGAATAATACTTCAACCAAGACTCCGCCAAGTTCTCAATGTCTCCCGCATAGGACACCCTTGTAATCGGGTCAAGTAGAGTGCATTGCAAGTGTGGTGGAAATCTTAAATAGTTTACACTCAGAGGCACTCTGTTGTGTGCAAGGTCTCTATTAAATTCTACTCTGAGTTTCATAATGTCTTCGATGAATTTACAAAACGTGGGCAGACTGAGAATGTTGAGTGTTGTCATGATTGCAACATTGGCATCCGTCTCATTTAAAACACGTTGCACGTTTGCATACCAGTATCCATAATCTAACCCGTCTCGAGCATATTCGGCCTGACTGCCCGTTGCTTCACAACTTGTATATATCTCAATCTGTTTTACTTTATCTTTTACTTTATTTACAGAATCGATAAGTCTTTGTATGAGTCGAGGGTCGGTTCCCAAATTACTATTGATTGCAATAGACAACTCTGGTTGAGCATTCTCATAAATGTAGTCCAATACTTTCCAAACATCTTTACTCATGGTGGGTTCTCCACCAGTTATTCGGAAAACTTTTAGATGCGGAAGTGCTTCTGGAAACCACTCCCAGAAAGCATCAACATAAGGATTTGGGTCTGAGTTTTTGTAAGGAAACTTTTCTGTCTCTCGCAAATAGTCTAAACTGTGAGAACCAAACTGTACTGGATATTGACCATCAGACTCAATGTCTTTCATCCACGATGAAGATATCTCCGGCGAACAATACGCACAAGCAAAGTTACATGCGTTACTAAAAGACACCTCAAGGTAAGTTGGATATACATCTTCCGTGGGGTCACTGGTTGCAATAACATCGACCTTATCCCAAGCCCACCAATCAGAAGTCTTATAGTGTCGGTCAGAGAAATGATCTTTGTTTTGGTCTTCTATTCTCCAACAATAGTCGCACTCTCTGGGTCTCTCCCCGTTTATCATTTTGATTCTTTGTTGTTTCTTGTAGTTGCTGTTATGCAAGGCTGCAGGATTTTCCATGACCTCTGCAACGGGGATTTTGTGTGGTGAGGGGTGGTGACAGGAATGGTTATATCCGTTCTGCAACATCAGTGTTGTTTGCAACCACTTAGCAGAACAAAAAGACGGACTGATATCGTTTATCTTAATCCGTTTTTCTTTTAGTACTTCAATCCAATGTTCATTTGTCTGTGTCATTCTATTCCATCATAAAAGTATTTCTACTAGTATTTAGTTCCGGTGCATATAGCTTCTATGCTGTGTATGTATTGATTTTCTGTTATACTAGTTATGTTTGGATCGATTATTTTACCTATAGGTATGTGTCCAAGTGCCAATCTTTTATCGTTAATAGGATACGGTAACTTATGTTGTATTTTAACAAGCCATGAGTTTATATATTCTAATATTGTTTGTTCGTTCCCTATCCATCTATCTTCGTCTAAGTGAAACAATAAATCTGGTTTGATTACACTTGTAGGAAGAATATGTTGTGATGGAATTTCTATATCTTCTTGTTGCACTATTTCTGTAACACTCTTACCTACATGGGGGTAGTTCATATAAGCAATGTTCTCTTTATTGCCTATAGTAAAAAGATTATAGTCTTCATCTTGTAAGGGTTCTGACTCAATGTTGCTACAGAACAAAAATTGTCTTCCACCACCTTGACGCATTCTTTCAAGATGATGCAGGTGATAATTAAACATTGTCAAACAGTGTTTTATCGATGAAGATGTTTCTGTGCGTACCAACTCAGGAAAATTTTCATGTAATCTATTTAAATCATAATCCAGTGTAAAGGTATCAGGTTTTAATCGTTTTAGTTCTTCTATTGTTTCATATAAGTCGGATTCTACTTGTGACTCAGTTTTACCAAACTTATAAAACTCCACGCGAGAAACAAAGTCTACATTATCTGCTACTTGTATCATTTCCCATATTCGGTTCGATACTCGGTGGTCAAAGAGTTCTACGTTAAGAGTATATTCTTTATTGTGTCCTAGATGGACTGATATCACCTTTTTATTCATAGATTCAACGGGTGTTTTCATTATCGTCCAGTATTTGATGGAACATGTTTTTATATGAAATTAAATTTGCGTAGTGCAAAGTATCTTTTGGCAAACACTTGCCACCAAACCCCGCTCTTCCATCTGGCCCAGGCACATCCCAATGAGATTTGCCAAACTCATTTTCTAGTTTGTACACATCTACTACGCCGTCAAAATCACACTCATACTTATCACAAACAGACTTCAAGTGATTCGCAAACATCACTTTCATAGAAAGAAAAGAATTTCTGCTAATCTTATATATTGCAGCCTCTCTTGGGGTGAGGTTATATACCATCTTCATAAAGGGAAAATATGACTGAAGAGTTTCTACTTCTTCTTTTTGTTCTGCATTTGACCCAACAATTATGGGGGTCTTGTATGCGGTATCTTTTTCCCATGAATTCTCTCGCAAAAATTCTGGCATGTAAATCCAACCGTCTTCTATTTGATCCGGTCCCAGAGTACTTCTGACAACGATCTGGCCGCCGCGTTGATTACTGGTAGTCTTTCCTCGAACAGACTTGATTGCATCTTTAACGATCTTGTTAGACACGCCACTAAACATCATACCATTCTTATCGCCAGGCAAAGAGTTTGTGAAGGCAAAGTCCAGTGGAGTTGGTACGCAAATAAATGTAAAGTCTACATCAGACCAGTTGTCGATTTCATAACCCAAATCGGGGTCATGAATCAAAGTCTCACACTCAGAAAATAAAAGTTCTGTAGACTTGCCGACAAATCCATATCCAACAATCGCAATTTTCATTCTTTAAATCCTGTCATCGTAAATCGTTTGTAAGTTGTGTTGTTTGGGCCAGGCAATTCCATTTCATCACAGTGATTAACTGGCGACCTGTTGAGATTTAAAAATTCTTCCAAGTCCTTGAACGGTCTAACATGTTCGGGTATGTCGAGATCATTTCCCTGCATGATTATAAAAGTTCTACGCGGAATATTTTCGTACCAGATGTCAAAGGTCTCTTGGTCAACATGTTCGGTACTGGTGTTAATAACAACGTCTGGATTCTCTGAATAAACAAAATCTTTCATGTCGCCAGTTACATATTCCAGATTTTCTTTTCTGAAATAAATGTTTCCCACACGTTCACAGTCTGGGTCAATATCAATAGAGTATACCCTTTTTACATACTTGTTGTCAAGTAACAAGTGGGGAAGTAGTCCATACCACCCACCAAAAACATAACAAGGTCCAGAGTGAAAAAACTCTGGGTATAGCTGCAACACTCGTTCTTTACTGGCAAGTTGCGTGTCCCAAAAACACTCAAGGAATCTCTTGTCTTCTGGATTTTCTCTGATATAGTTAAACCAAGACGAAACAGTTTTAACCGATAGTTGCATTTTCTAAAATTTCCTGATTTGTCATCTTTTTCTGAATGTCGCCGTTGTGAGGAATCCAAATCACATTCTTCCTTGGAGTCCACTCAAAGTTTTTATCAAATTTCCAGTAATAAACATATTGTAAGAAATCACTTTCTTCGTCTACTCTGAACAACAACCTCTTATCTGTCTGCAAAGACTGATACCAATCGGTGTGCCAGAGATGGTTAAGTTTTTTCTGTAGGTCGGTGACAGGTGCGCCGTATCGTTTGTGTTGATACATTGCATTGATCGCCCTATTGTGTATGTCGTGGGTAAAGTAAAGTACTTTATACTTGTTCTTTCTAGCCCACCAGATTTGATATTCTCCGACAATCATACCCAACCAAGAAGGTCGAAACTTTTTTGCAATATGTAATCGGCAAACTCTGGCGGAGATATCTTCGTCACCAGTATAGTGACTAGCCTCTGCAACACTTACTGCTGCAAGTTCCCCGTCTACATAAACTAACCAAGAAGCACCGTTAATATTGTCTGGATCATATTTGTCATATGCCAAACTGTCATTGCCCTCTTCAAAGGACAACAATCGAAAATCTTCTAATTCTTTTTTGTGTTGCGAATGATACTGTACTACTTCAATGCTAGACACTCTATATCTTCCTGCGATTTCAAAGTTAATAATAAAGCAATTCTAGGTTCAGTTCCATTGTTTACAACGGAGTGTTTGAAACCCGTATTCAAAAACCATACTCTACCGTCTGCGGGAAGATTGTAAGTCTGTTCCTCACCATTCACCCAGAAGTGATTGGTGGTCTCCTGAGTACCCTGTATGGGACACACAACGCGAACACCATACGAGGGGTCATAGTCTATGTGTGGTGCAAGAGACTTGCCTGGCGCAAGATAGTGCAGTCTGGCTCGACATGTCTCTGATTGAAATTTGTCGTACAGAACATCCATGAAATATGTATCGCGAGCAATATCGGTTGGTACATCCCACAACATTTCATTTGCAGCTGGCGGCAAGTTTGCACCTTTCGCCTTTTTGTTGCGAATCCGGTCTCTGATACTGGAACCCAAATCCTCTACAGTATATTCGTTGGCATGTTTCATCTGTTCTTCACTGAGAGTCATCAAGGGAATCTCTTTTAAGTTCTCATATGCATTTTGCACAAATGAACCTTCATGAAGATTTGTAATGCCTGGGTTTGCCTCGTATATGTCAGTCCAGTTGTCTTTGATCTTCTCTATCTCAAGTTTTATTTTTTCGATGTCAAACTTAATATTCGGAATCTCAACGCAAATCGGCAAGTCTCTCTTTTTAAGCATATAGTGGTTTACTCAAAGTAGCTGCATCAAATATATGACACATATAATTATTGTCACAAAGGTTTTCTATCCAGTGAATACCATTGCATGAATTAAAATACAACAACAACGCCTGGCCATCTTTTGGCATAGCAATTTCATATACGTCTTTTTCTGGGGTCTGCAAAGGCAACACAGTGGCGTTATAAAAATCGGGGTTGTCTGACCACGGAGTTTCTTCCGCATAAAATATTTTGAACACCTCGTTTTGTTCTTCAACGACTCTAGTGGGGTAGATAATCGAAAAGGTGTTTCGGTATTCTATACCATCAATAACCGCCATTGGATGGCAGTGTTTCATCAACCTATCTGAGTACGTTCGATACTTACTATTGCCCACCAAGAAAGAGAAGTAATCTTTAACGGTGTCTAGATACTCGTCCACAATGTCAGTCGCATTTCCATATATCTCATCTGGAAACTCAATATCTTTTGCTAATGTGGGTCGGTCTACCTGTTGATTTTCCTGACCAAACAAAAAGTAACACGCCTCGACTTCGATTGCATGTAGTGCATCTTTTGGCAATATTTCTCTGAGGTGTGCAGATATTTCTGGTGTCAGTTTTGGGTGACTGTCTAATTGACTCTGGAACGGAATATTATCGCACGTTTCATAAGTCCACCTTTCTCGGTTGAAGTCGATAAACTTATGTTCAAACTCATCATGAAAATTCACTGAGTTACCTCCTTGTCGATTAACCGAATCAGTTGACCTCCAAGATCAAATTTATGCCATACAACATTTCTACTCTCATGGTGTACAGCATGGAATCCTTCACCAAGAGTAATCAGCCCTACCCATGTATCACTGTGAGCCTTTCTTCCACGGTGAGAGAATGTAAACACTAGAGACCCAATCAGTTTTGCGGCACCAGCAGGAGCTAGCCATGCATACAGAATTGCCATCGGGTCAATCAAGTACAAGAGTCCTGCCCACACTGCAATAACGTGCCAGTAATATTTGACCTGATTTCGGTGTAGGTCACTTCTCAACAAATCTCTAACAAACTTAAAATTAATATTAATCAACACCTGACCAAAATACGCAAGCATGACACCCCTGTAATATGGGGAGTGGGGATCGTCTGGGGTATCAGCATACTTGTGATGTTCTCTATGATTTGCTGACCATGTTATTGCAGGACCAACCATCATGATATGTGCAAAGAACAAAAGAATGTATTCAATTGATTTCGGACACTTGTAAGATCGGTGGGAATAGAATCTATGATATCCCATTGTAATACCAAGCATCATGCCGCAGTAAACTATGACAAATGGAATCCATTGCCATGCCTCTGCAAGTAGTATCATTGGGATGACCGATAGTTGTGCAATAATTTGAGATACTAAAAGTGTAATCGGAGCCCAAGAGTTGTTTTGTTTTAAAACAGCCTTTCTCATTATCTTCTCATTCGGGAAATGTCTTCCGCTTGTTGTTGGTCAATTACTGGTACAGCATTAGACTTGTGCATTGTTGCAATACCTTTGACTAGTGTACCAGTATATTTAAGAGTTTCTTTTTTAGCTGCAACCCCGCAACCATCATCTCTACTTGGATATTTATCACGATGGTCGGCACCTCTGACAAAAGTTTTTGTAGAAACCAGTTCTTTAAACTCCGGTTTCTTCATCTTTTGGTAGTAAACTTTTGTTTGCCATCCCTTGCCACGGGGGGTCTTTTTGCGGGGTTTGGTATTAGTGTATATCACGATCTCACCTCAATTATTTATATTATAAATATACCACAAGACACCCCCGAATGTCAAGCCCAAAGTTTAAGGAGAGAGGAACTATGGCGCCATCTAAGCATTTTTGGTATGCTTTTTTAGCAATAGCAGTATTAGCAGTTAGTTGTGAAGCACTTGCTCAGGATGATTCGTCTTCCAGCAGCGACACTACAACCAACATCAACAATACTACCACCACCACTAATACAAGCACATCTACCAATACAAATACCAACACGAATACGAACAACAATAATAACACCAACACATCGTATTCCGAGTCTCACAATTTTAATACTAACTCCAGTACTAGTAGTAGCACTAGCAACAACACGAATACTAATTACAACACCAATAACACTACTATCAATAGTACTAGTAACAACACCAACACCAATAATAACACAAACGTCAACACCAGCACAAGCACATCGAACAATACAAATAACAATACTAACACCAACACAAATAATAATACAAACACCAGTACCAGTACTTCTAGTATCGACCAAAACGTCAACAGCAATACAAACAGTACTAGTAACAACACCAACAGCAACACGAACACAAACACCAATAACAACAACTCCAAATCAGAGTCAAAGTCGGAAGTAAGTTCAAAGAACGATAATACAAACAGGAACATCAACAAGTCAGAGACTACTATCAAGTCTCCACCTCCGAGTGCAATTGCTCCGAGTATTGGTTCCTCTTATTCACAAGACTTGTGTACCACTGGAATCTCTGGTGCAGTACAGACTCAGATTATCGGTATTGCTGGTGGCAAATCGGTCAGGGATATGAATTGCGAAAGAATAAAACTTTCAAAGACCATGTATGATATGGGTATGAAAGTTGCAGCAGTTTCTTTGATGTGTCAAGATGAAAGAGTGTGGAACGCAATGCGTATGGCTGGGACTCCTTGTCCGTTTGAAGGTCAACTCGGTGACGAAGCTCTAGATTCTTGGGAAGTAAACAAGGACAGAATGCCCAAGGGTGCATATGATAAGTTAGCAGTTGACGGTAAGTTGAAAGATGACGCCGACACTGCATACAACGTATACTCTAAGGACGAATTCTGTGAAAGATATCCTCAAGAAACTATTTGCGAGTAGTCTTGTATGTCTGTTTCTCTGGGGTTGGGCTCATGACACCGGAGCAGAAACGCAAGTAATGTACGGTGCCGATGACAGCACCGTTCACATCAACTTGGGTCACAACTTTCCCTACTACGGTGGGGTGTTTACGGATGCGTGGATGTCTAGTAATGGATTCATCATCTTGTATGACCCAACAAAAGGATATGGAAACCCAAACACCAATCAGAGTTGGTGTAACACTTGTGGGTGGGGATATAGTGGTGGACCCCCACAAGGAAAAAGTAATCTATCCTTTATGATTGCTCCTATGTGGAGTGACTTCACACATTCGACTAACATAGCAGACTCTGGTTACTTTTATGAAACGGGTACTGGTGGCACATGGTTTGAGTGGCGCAATGTTCTTGAATACGGTACAAACAATGTAAACACCTTTGGAGTGCAATTGTGGGCAGACGGGTCATTTGACTTTCAATACGCAGATGTGAGTGTAACACAACACGATGTTTGGATCGGTTTCACTGGAGACACCACAAGTCAAACTGGAAATGTTTACGATGAAGTAAACGAACTGTTTTATAAAACTGCACAAGAAGGTGGTATGCAAACGTCACATGTCACCAACTTCACAGATGCAGAAACAAATTATGGATATGCGTGGTGGGGGCAAGATGGTGGTTACTCTTCTATTGACTGTAGTAACCCGTTGAACGACCCATCTTGTCCGGGCTATGATGATGCATACTTCACCCAACAGTGTGACGCCGATCCATTCTATGATACCCAGTGTCCGGGCTACCAACAAGCATATTACGATCAGCAATGCGGATTTGATCCACTCTATGATACTGGTTGTCCAGGCTACGCGGAAGCATACTATGACCAACAATGCGGGCTCGATGCTCTCTATGACTCTGGATGTCCGGGCTATGCACAGGCATACTACGATCAGCAATGTGGTTTGGACGCACTTTACGATTCTGGGTGTCCTGGCTATGCAGAGGCATACTATAGTCAACAGTGTGAACTTGATGCCCTATACGATTCTGGATGTACCGGATATGACGAAGCGTATTTTGAATATCAGTGTACCATGAATCCTCAATATGATAAGATGTGCAAAGGATATGTTGATAAAACAATCTTTGACGATCCGGTAGATGATTTTCAAGATGATTTCGACGGAACGGATGATGGTTCTGATGACGGTAGCAATACCGATGCGTTTGGAAACCAGAAAGAAGAAGAGTTCTTTTACGAGGAAGAAAAGGAATTTGACGAAAGTGGTTACACAGAAGAATTCTATGAAGAACCATATGATCCGATTGAACAAGAAACTTTCGTTGACAAAGACGAAAAAATGTTTGTCGAAGAGCTTGTATCAAGTGATGGCACCGTAGACGAAATGCAAGTACTTGAAGAATCTGTTTTCTTTGAAGAACCCGAACCAATTGAAGAAGAAATCGAAGTCATAAAAGAAAAAGAAATAGTTGAAGTGGTCGAAGAATTGGTTTTGGAAGAAGAAATCGAATTGGACACAGTTGAGTTAGTGCCAGTGACTGAAAAAATAGTTGCGACACCAAGAGTTGACGTAAAATCGTTGGTTTTGGCGCAAACTGCGGCCCTAGTACAAAATTTGAGGTCAGAAAATCAATCATCTGGGGCGGCAAGTGCATCAAATTCAGTAAGCGGCGACAGCATGGGTCTCACAAAAACAAAAAATGAAGAAAAAGAGACTAAAAACACATCAAGTGCTGTACAAAACTCGCAAAATGTGCAAAAATTGCAATCAAGTGGGTCAGAAAGCGAAAGTGTGAGCGGATTTTACGGTATTGAAACTCAAAATCTCGTGCAAATGACTACAAACGCATCAAATGATGCAGAAAGTGTTTCACAAAATGAACAAACCGAGTCAGATGTACAGAATGTGGAACAAAATTTGGCTTTGGGGGACTCTGCTCCCATCGGTTTTGCTATAGTACCCATACAAGGACCGAATGGAGTGGTTGAAATGATCGTTCCGGTAGAAGAACAATCTTTGGCAGAGAGAATCGCAGATAAAGTCAAACAAAGAAACATGGAAAACTCTAACGCAGCTGCTGTTGGACAGGGTGCAGCGTTACAAAGTATTGCAAAAGCTACTGACTTGACTGTATACTACGATACAACAACATCATATGTACAGGATATCTATTCACAAGAACAAGTTTATGGTGGTGTTGGGTTGGATGACAACGCAAAATCGCATTATAATATGTTTTCAGAAAACCACGGAAAAATGCAAGAACTAATTAGGAGTCAATACTAATGGCAGAAATAGAAATAGGCGGAATCACTTTTAAGGGTGGTAAGATGCTTGCAGTGGGCATGGCATTGTCAACCGCCGTTGGTGTACTTTATGGAGGGTTTGAAGTTTACAAGGATTACACGGATATGAAAGAACAGATACAAGAGTATGTTGCTCCTGATCTGTCGGATATTAATAAGACACTTGCCGTTTTGGAAGAAAGTGTAAACTCGCAGAACACAACAATTCTTGCACAACGCACAACCATTGAGGCGTTGACACAAGAGATTGGTGCAAAGACCGAGGCACTTAGCACAACCACCGAAGTTATGCGCGAAAGTATAAATAGGATAGATGGTGATCTACAAGGTCTGTTCTCAGACGTTAGAGATACCGACAAGAGGCTGTATGAATTGGAAAAAGGTACTTCCAAGGAACTCAGCGAAATAAGAAAATCTATCCAAGACCAAATTCAAGAAGCCTTGGAGAATCCATTAGCAGGACAATAACATGGCAAAGACAATGAGAAACAGTTTGAAGGTGAGAAAATCTGCAAAGAAGAGCTCTCATGGTTCTTACAGAGAGAAACGTAAACCAAGTTCACCCATCGTGTTGAGAAAGATGAGAGAACAAGCAGCATCCGTGTTTGGAAAGGATGCAGACTTCCGCAAAGAAATTTACGGAATAGTGGAGGAGTAATGCCGCAGTCTGGTGCAGGGTCAGAAGTAACCGCACTCTATGAGTGTTTGCAGGCTTACGCTTGTGCGGCCAGACAAGCCAAGGGAAGAGACCTTGAAAGTCTTTTTGAAATCAATGCGTCAAATACAAGAAATGCAAAGTGTGACAGGCCGCTAAAAGATTGCATGGAACAATTCAAGGGTGATGAGGGATATAGTTACAGCATCGTTGAAACTGCAAACCAATTCTTCAGAGACTACCAAATCAGAAGTGGATACACTTTTCATAGGGGTCTTGGCAAGGTAGAGGGCATCTACCGAGAGTGGAGAAAGTACAAGGCAGGCAGTGGAATGAAGCAGGATGACAAATGGAATCCAGCAGACATCTGGGCAATCAAGAGCGGATATGTGCAAAAAAATAATTGTAAGAGTCTGCAAGAACTCAATGATTTTATGCTAGACCAATACAATGATAAAAACTTGATTGGCATCTCACTGAAAAAGGTTCCGAGGGGTCAGGTCAAAACAAAAGTATTCAACGATGGTGGCAGTAAAATAACTGCAAAGTTTAAAGCAGTCAGACCTATGACAGACGTTACTGCATCAAAAGATGTCTATCTCACTGTAACGTCTGGAGGAAATGACTACAACATCCAGTTGAGAAACTTTTCTTCTAGACCAGACACATCTTCATGGCAGGGAGAAATCAAAGGCAAGTCTGCCGCGGGTGGCAAAATTGGTGGCGGTGTCCTGATAGAACAGGTACAGAGTGCTGGTATTGCATTGAACAAACCAAGCCAGTTCAACCCAAAGATCAAACCTACCGATGCGGTCCTCAGAAAATTTGCACAAATGTATAAGGTTCTTGCTCCTCAATCAAGAGAAAGTCAAAAAGAAGTTATGATGAAGACAAAAGGTCTGGCGGCCGCCGATCCTACATGGTGGATGTCAAAATACCTCAGTGTTTACTTTGCCCATGCGGTCCTCTCTTCACCCAAGAAAAACAAAGTGGCAAGTAAAATATATTCCTACGCATCATCCGCAACGGATAACAGTAGTGTGTTTGTGAAGTATAGTGACTAAAGAAAAGTGAGCAGTTTAATGGAACGATGCTCAGGTTCCTCGCTCCCGATAGCTGGGAGGGAGCAGTTTTTCTACGGTCTGTTCTACCTTACGCCTATACTCAGGGCGGCCTACGTTTAACGTCATCATGGACGGAGCAGTTTAAGGTGGGTCTGGGTGGGGTCTTGCTCGGGACCGCAACCGTTTGTGTCATTTATTTATACAAGTTTAACAAAAAACTGAGTTTATGTCAAGGGGCTTTCGCCCCTTTTTTTTAATCAGAGAGGAATTCCAAGAAATCAGTAGGTGCGATTTCTCTCTTAGTGATGATGTTCTGTTTGAATCCCTGCGAATTCTTACACCATACATTAAAGTCGTCAACAATCTTCCAAGCATTCTGGTGAGCGGTGTACTTCTTGCTCTTAGTATGAACTCGGAAATGTTCTTGCCCACTGAATCGCAGTAGTCCCCTGACGTATTGTTCAAAGAGGTGTGGAACTTTTTTTGACTTGGATTTTATGACATCCCCAAAAGTATCCCACACGATAGTTACTGCTTCCAAACTAGAGGTATTAATTTTGTGACCATCGGGAACTTCATCGAAAAACCACCCTAGTACCGTGTCCCAAGAACTATCTTGTTTAACGTTTTTTCTTGCTATAAGCAATGAATTATGAGAAGAGATTTCTCTCATACCAGATAAAACGGAAGGTGACATTTTTGACTTATCAATAAACAGTTTTCTTGCCATCAACCACTGAAATCCTTCAACCAATTTCTCATCGTTTGCTTCAACTCCAGATACCATTCTTTCTTTGGCATCTTGATTGTTTCTTTTACTGCAATCTTGGTGGTGAGTAGCAGAAGCAAGGGGCATAGGAGCTTCCAACTCAACAGAACCAACATATATAACATTGACGCCTGGGATGAACCCATCATATCCAAATTGCATTGCAGACATGACTGCGCGGTGGCCGCCGGCCACTGACATACATGCAAGTTCTCCATTAATTTTGACAAGGAAAAACTGCGGGGAATTCAGAGCCTGATAAGACAATCCGGGCCCAAGTGGATTGGTATTCAAATTATTTTGGCAATGAAGAGGTTCAGGCAACCTATTAAATTTAGGAAAAACCCAAACAGAATTTATAGGTATAGTGCATCCATGTAAACTAAATTGTTTGTCTGGGTCTTGTTCTGCCCTTGATAGAATCTCATTCCATGTATAATTTGTTTCTGGTTCAATTCCAGAAGTTGACCAACCATAGGCAACACGCATATCTTCTGGTGTTTGGTTGATATGCCTGTTTTTATGCAACCATTCATCAAGAAACGTAGAAACGTGTACTGGTACGGTTTCTTCAATTGATAAGAGGTAATCTTGGGGATCAGTTTGAGTGTGGTCATTGACCAAAGCTAGCTGGACAGCATTCATAATAGTCTCCTTTACCGTTAAGGTAAGTTTAATTAAATTTAATTGTGAGAGAGGCAACGTTAAATTGCTTCATCACAATACTACTTATAATACTAAAATCCTAGACAGCTTGTCAAGGGGTTTTTGCAAAACCGTGTTCATTCACATTGGTTGAAAACGCAACCTCGGTCAAGAGAGGCGACAGCAGTCTGTCCTGCAATCGAAATGCCTCTTTCTCCCAAGGTTGGTCATCGTACTCCATATCAACTGGCAGTTTCTTTGACTTCCATTTGATGTTTGATCGTTGGTCATGAAGTTCACGAAAGACATACTGTTTCACATGAACCATCTCATGAATGATGGTAGAAACCATCTCAATAAAATGCAATCGTTTATCAATTTCTAATCTAAAATATCTTGGCGAGGAACCAACAAAGTCACGTTCATACTGCGCCATGTTCTCACAGTAACCATCTGCATCAGGAATGTTCTTCAGTCCAACTTCAATATAGATGCGTCTCACCTTTGGCAACAACCGACCCATACACCAGTTTACCGTTTGGTTTACAATGTGTTTTTGGAAACGGTTGCCGCCGGTCACAGCAACTGAAATATTCAAAACGGAATATCCTCGTATATTGATCCAGACGGATCACTAGCAAGTTTACCATAAATTTCTATGGCAGTCTCAGTGGCAAAATCAATGAGATCGGGCCGGTCAGCAAACTGTTGTTTAACCATTTCTTTAAGGTCACCATCAAGGTGTGCCTCTTCTGCAATGGTTTGACACTCAAAAACTAATCGACCCATGTTACTCATCGTCTACCGCCTCCACACTTTTCGGGATATCGTCCACACATGTATGCATCATCTTTTTGTTGCAACCAGACTTCTCGTTCACGTTCCCACACGCCACGTTGATAAGCACAGTCTACCGAGTTACCACGACACCGGAAACGGGGGAAGTCGGTGTTACCGTAACCGTAGCCGCCATATGTGCCGCCATAACCGCCGTATCCACCACTGTATCCACCACTACCACCGTTGCGGTATACTTTGCTGAGGATCATAGCTGAACCCAATCCGATTAGAACACCCTCTTCACGTTTACCAAGAGCACTTGCTTGTGAAGCGGAAAACAATGACACCGCGATTGCGGCTGCGATAAGATATTTCATATCTTTCTCCTTATATGGCCTTTAGACGCAGACCAATAGTTTCTCGACCTTTGTTATCAATTTCTTGATATTTACCCTTTTCTGACCACTCACGAAAGGCCTGACAATCAGTGGCATTGGTGGCACAATAAGATTCATTCTCACATCCACCGCAGGGAATTGGCATTTTGTTTTCTGGACCGAGATTCGGTTCTTCAGAGGCATAATCGGATCGATGTCCTTTGCCATTGAAAGACTCGGCATCCCACCAGATAGTATCTCTCATATCTACTTATACTCCTTAAACGTGCCATCGGAGACGGGCCAGTACATCAGACTCAAACCCATCACAGCGACAACAGAATAATAAAACAGGGAAGCGGAAGGGTCAGTCTCAACTGAACCAACCGCACCCAAAACAAATAATAAACCAAGAAGGAAACGAATCATTAAGCAGACACCTCATACTCTTTGTTCCACTGACCGATATTGATATCCATATAGTAGGCAGTGTCAAAGTAATCGATCATGGCATCAGACTTGTCATACCAGATGTCACCACGCATCGCAGCCAAAAGTTCTTTGAGGAACGATTTTGACGCACCCTCGTAATGATCCTCAAACCAATACGGGTTGACCTGATAGTGGAGTTTACCATCAACATGGTCTTTCTGGAAATCTACTTTACCAGACTTCAGATTGACAACCAAAGTCATATGATTTCGCACTGCAATCGAACCCTTGACACCGTACTTCTGAAGAACAGACTTGATGGCGGGGGCCAGTTGACGTTTGCGTTCTTGATTCATGTAAGCCATAATTTTTTCTCTCTCTCAATCAACGTTACAGTACATATTATAGGTGATGTGGAAGCAGAAGTCAAATTTTTCTGCCTTCGTAAGTTATTGATTTCATTGAAGAAAGCAAAAAAGTTGAAAATAATTGTAAGTCCTTGTTTTTACTCAAGTTTTTTTCTCAACAAAATCAGTGGCTTAGATTTTTTTCCATTTTTCGTGCAAAAATCTCGTTTCCCCGCTGGGTCATATGGTTTGCGTTGATCGCTTTGTGTTTTTTCCAGACTCCAAACCCGTCACAGTATTCGTGGGTTTTGACAAACTGGCTGTTGTATTGAATGTTGCTAGTGACAATCGTCTTATCTTTATCCAGACGTTGTAAAAGATGGTCCACGATCAACTGGTTCACAAAGTTTGCATGATCGGGGTCAAAGTGATGCTCAAAGAAATCTATGGCAGAGCGTATCGGGGCGTTGTCGGGAAGCTTCTTGACATGGTGTTTCAGATCGGTAAGAATCAAATCGGAATTGACATGCAGTCCCGTCTTGTGAACGGGATGCTGCGGGGTGTAAATTCTGAAAGGTGAGGTGATGCTGATTACGATCCGATCAAAGTCATCGGGATTCACACTGTTCAATTGTTTTACGATAGAGTACTGGCACACTCCTGCTTGAGCGATGTTCGTAATGTCAAACGTTTCACTTAGAAGATTGGGCCAGCCGGGATACTCGTTAAACTTAGAAGACCAATCAGCGGCCCAACTATCTCCCAACAGTAGTACTTTCACAATCTTTTTCCCACCGGAGGTTTGGCTACGCGCCAGAGTAGTCCTTCAGAATGGCTACACCCAGCATAAACAAGGAAACCCCATTGAGCAGTATCAGGGCCCTATCTCTCCAGATAACCGAAACCCATAGCCACAAAGCGACTCCGAAAGCACCGAATGTCAAATCCAAAGCTCGGAACTCCGCACCCGCCGCTCTCATCGCAAGGGATACCAGTATAAAACAAGATGCTGTCCACTTGAGATACCAATCAAAATTCTCAGGATACCAGTTACGATCCGGTTTCGTTCTGCCTTCTGCGCGAACCATCGGATCACCTTGACCGGCGTTACCCTTATCGTCTGGTTTGGTTTCGCGTGTGGCTTCGCGTGGTACTATGCCCATTATAAAATCCTCTTGGATATGATTGTATCTTTCAGTATGTCTTCATATCTGCCATCATCTCTCTCAATGACAATACGATCCGACATTAGATTAGTAGGAATCTCAATGCCTTTTACTCTGTACTCTTTATCTTCTTTCTTCCAGTGCCTGTAATGTACTTCTACCCTATGCCGCATGGGGTTCGTCCCTCACTGTTACACTCATCCTTGGAATCCTATAGGTTTTTTCTCGGAATCGATTGCCATCTGTAAGATAGTTTGAAATTGATCCATCATCTGTTTGGATACCTCATCGGAACCTATCAAACCATCCAATTGATCTACAAACTTCTTGTAGTTTTGAATCATAACATTGCCATCAGAATCAGTTGTAAGATAGTGATTCAGTAATAGATTCAGATTCGCATTCTTACTGATTGCAATATCGGGTTTATTTGTTGGTAGACTCAAGTGAGATAACCCCTTGTACGATGTTTCTCAGAATTGGAGCGGGACAACAGAATCGAACTGTTATCTAAGAGTTGGTAACCCCTCGTAATGACCGTTATACTAGTCCCGCTTCTGGGCGCAAAATTTTTCTGGGCAAATTTTTATAAAAACGCTTTCAACTAAAGTATATAGGGGGATGCCAGATGCCCCTGTAAGGGTCTAAAGGCTGGGCCCAAAGCATAGGCCCAACCCTCAGCGCTACCCTACTCCGACCTACTTAGGAGGCAGACAGGGCCTGATAGCCAGCGGCTACTACTGCTCGCGTGGGCGTACCCAGACGAAACTTCTTGCTGACACCTTTCGATGTCTTGACGGCGTTGCTGTACACAGCGTAGCCTTCATGGCGCAGACGGTTCACCTCACGGTTAGCGTCACCAATGTTGAAGCGAGCTTTGATCTGCTTAGCAGTCAGTTGCTCACCAGCAGTCAGTGCTGCTAAGATTTTCTCACGATTAGTCATGATGTATCCTTTACTAGTTTAAGATGGGGCGTTATGGCAATGCCAAGGTCAAGCCCCGTTACACCTTTTAAAAAACTATTATAACACTATAACATAGCGTCTGTCAAGAGTATTAATAGCCAAAAAGACAGTGCGGCCATAGTCATCTCATACATAATATATTTCCTTTCTTCCACATAACGAGAGAGCGGGATCATCAGTTAAATTCTAGCGGCACAGTGGCCGTTCCAGCGATCCCACTCGTTTATAGGTACTCAGGGCCAGTCCAGCGGACCCAGCTGAAGTCTTCTGCCAGTACGTTACCACGGGCCTTGTTCCGAGCAGGGGCGGCCCATGATGCGGCCTTCAGTATGTCACCAGCACGAAACTTCTTATCATCTTCCTTCTGAATGAATCCCCACACCATTGTTTGAGTATCTTTCTTAACCACTTTGAGATACTTGCGTCCCTCTTCTATAGACAACTGGGCACGAAATGACTCAAAATCATCCTCTCTGGCGTACTCAGTGCGGCCATGCCAGCGTTGGTAGTCAGTGGCAATGGCATCAAATAGGGCATCAATATTCATAAGGCTTACTCTCTCTTAATTAACAAAACCATTATATCATTGGCCACGGCAGAAGTCAAGGGGTTTTAGGGTCTTTTGGCGAAATAAATCGAAATAAAGTGCTTGACATTGGGGGAGAAACGTGGTAGGCTAGCAATTTGAACCTCAGCGATTCGCTCAGCAGCTGTGCGCCTGCGGATTAGGATCACCACATTTCCCCACTTTCACCCACTGGGCACCTCAAGTATAGAACATCACATAAATACCCCATGTTATGCGACTAGTGTTATTTGGCGACTCTTTTATCGACCCGTTCAACAATCCTTCTATGGATTCTTGGATACACATCGTAGCACGTAGCATGGGCATCTATTCACATATACCCCATATCGATCCCCGTCAAACCGCGATATACCGAAATCTACCTATTGGCGAGTCTATTTCGTTTGGTTCTATTAAGAGTTATTCCCTTCAAGGGTCTTCTATAGAGTACAGTCAAGCACAGTTAATGCATTATATAAAGAATGATTACTCTGAGCAAGATGTTATCATATATGGGATTACTGATTATAATCGTTTACCCTTTATCAATAATGAGTTTAATAAACAGCATGGGTTTGGTTATTCTTTTAAAACGAATAATGATTATGACATGTGGCTTTACTACTCTACTGATAAGGAGAAGCATCTTAAAGCACTTATGATATCATACATTTTGAATACTTTACCCAATAAAAAGATTCTTATAGACTGTTTTGATAATACTCGTTATGGATATGATTGGCATATACAGGGTAATCTATATGATCTTTCTCTTAGTGAATTGGGCGGGGATCGTTCTAGCAAAGCATTTCCTATGGTAGATCATCGTCCTAATCACTTTGGCACTGAATATCATCGCGATATTGGCGATAGGTTTGTTCGATTCCTCGACGGCGACTATTCTATTACGTTATCACCTTGACCAATGAGAGTATTGTGGAAAGGAATACGATTGTTACGATGAGTCCGACTATAAGAAATACCACCGGATTACCTTTCTTGAAGTCCCTTTCTCTGTTCTCTGAGCTCTGTACTCCGATGAGAGCGGACAGCACACTCTTAATCGTTTGCCATAGATTCATCGAGCTATGTGATTATCCCACTGGTGAATTGTCTATATGATGACTGTACGGCATCGTTTGTTTCTGTGATAAACAGAATATTAGTTTTAAACAGGGTCACGGAGTTCGGATTTTCCTCTCCCGTTTGGCATATACCACGGGCGAATCCCATTCCTTCGGGCGTGTTCACGATCATTCGCGGGTCATCCAGAGTGATACTGTGATCGTCTTGATCTAGATACTTTCCAACAAACTCACCAACAACTGTGGCCACTGTTACTACGTCTCTTTTATTCATGATCTTTTCCTTTTTGGTTATTCATCACAATTATATTCCGTGTACTCGTCAATCATGATATATTCTGTCGTCTGTGAAATTTCAAATCCTTGTGTAGCAGTATTCCATGAAAGTTCTACGTTCCATTGCCTGTTCTCTACTTCAATGCCCTCAAGGATCAATCTATCGTTCCAGATATGGATTCTTTCTACCGCAGTGAGTCTTATTTCTTCGCGGTCACCAATAAACTCTCCGGTGAATTGAGAAACACAAAACTCAGAGAATGCACTATTGTAGTTTCCCTCTACAGTATAGGCTTTGACCTCTACCGTGTGAAATCCATTGGATAGTGTCTTGAAGTTGACAGTTTGACCGAACCCAGAATATTTGGAATCAACGTAATAGGGATAGGCGTTATAAACATCAGTCCGTTCACCGCCCACCGGCACTTGAAATATAAATTCACCGTCGATGTACATTTCTACCACATCAACCTTTTCTGTGGGGTGTGTAGTCCATCCCCTGATACCACTGATATTAGACATCGTGGTCCGTTTGACCGGAGTTTCTATATTAATCAGCAACTCGCGGTCAAGAACACCGGCGTCAATCGTCGAGGCAAAGAGGATGGCGACGAAACATAGAATAAGTTTATTCGCCATCAGTATACTTCCACGATAACCACAACGACACGGCAATACCGATCATCGGTATCATCATTACGGCAAAGATTCCCACGATCTCAGTCACAGCGTCACCACATATTCAGCGAGATCATTGATATCCTGTTCACTGAGTCCTGCCGCCTGACCCCACATCATGTTGCTTTGACTACCGACCTTCTCACCCGCTTTGTATTGATTGAGGCGACCAACAATATACTCTGCTGACTTGCCTGCCAATTTAGGACCGACACCACCACCACCTTGAGCACCGTGGCAACCACCACAACCAGCATACTTTGCTTCGCCTGGAAGTGCGTCAACAACAGCAACCTGTGTGCCTCCCAGTACGTTCACCACTGGATGAAACATTTGAATCCGTTGTTCGATGTCGGCCTGTTGTTGCTTTGTGTTAGCCACCGACTTTGCGATGAACATGTCATTTTCCCCACACCCTGTCGTGGCAAAAACAAACATCAATGATACAATTAAGTTTTTCATGATACGTCCTCTTGTCCGATAGTTTTGTCTTTAAAGTAATCGTAGTACTGTTGTTCCAAATCCCAATGCTTACGGGATTCTATTACATGTGGATGTTGGATACGCTCTTTACGTTCACGTTCCTTGCGTTTATCCTGTGCATCGTCCCACTCATTCTTCATGATTAACCCTCTTTCTCCAAGTCCCATACACATTTGTTCTTTGTGGGATCAACTTGATCTCTTCGCACCCACAGATGACCGTTTTTCTCTGCGTCCCGAAAGATCAATGCAGTGATAAAGAAAGCACCAATCACCAGCAAATGGCCGGCGACAGAACCAAGACCAAAGTAAATAGTGTTACCCGCCCACAGTGTGAACACCACCGTCCACATTACAGACAGATAAAACATCAGAATGAATTGTGTAAACTCGTTGGGGATCAACCGCAGAGGATTGATCTTCGCGTTAAAAAAGAATTCGTAAGTATCGTAAATCCAAAAACCAATTGCCTTAAACATTTTAAAACCCTGCTATCCTATGATTAACTTGTGAATGTTTTCTTTCGTCCTCTCGTACACAGAGAACCATATCTTTCAATCTAGCATCTTGATCTAGACCATAATACTCAATCGCCAACTGTGGTGCGGGTACGTTTTCAATGGTCCCGTCTTCGATCAAGTTCAGATATTCAGTATATGACCTCACTGCCTCCTCTTCAAAGTATGCGATCATCTTGTGTGCGGTGTTCGCAGAGAGTATATAGAACACCAAATAGAAATGCCAGAAGACAAGTTGGGCGATGACAATCAACAGACGTTCAAACCAACTCGGCTGGGCGATCTCAATGAAGAACATGAGATGTTTACGTTCGTTCATTGCCTCGTCTAGCATTTCTTGGATCATAGTTCCGTTGCCACGCTCCATGCGGCGTAGTGACCGCAAATGGATTAGCATTCCTGCGACCATCCCTGGCACCCCTGCGATTGTTTCTAAAACAACTGCTCTGTGCCCATATCGTTTGGCAAAGAATGTGTCAGCAAAGAATCTAAAAAACTTTGTCATCGACATTGCTATTGTGTCACGCATCGATTTCCTCTCTAATTG